ACCACCAGGTGGGTGGGCATCACCCCGAGCGGCGAGCCGTCCGGGCGGAACTGCGCCGCCAGCGAAACGCGCGCGGCTTCGTAGTTGGTGGCATCCAGTGCGAGCTTGGAGCCGACCGCCAGCTGGTGGAAGCCGAAGCCTGCGGTGTAGCGGGCATCGGCGCCGAACACGAACTCGTCGTGGTCGAACACATGCGGGTCATCCGGCCGGGTGCGGCTCACGAACTGGGCCTTTTTGCGCTCCTGGAAAATCATCGGCTTCATGAAGGCGCGCGAGAGATCCATCAGGAACCACGGCGCACCGCTGCCGCCCTGGGTGTTGCTCCAGCTCACCTCGGCCTTGGCGCGGTTGTAGCTGGCGTGGTCGGTGTCGAAATAGTACTGACCGTCGAAGCCGCTGGTGGTAAAGCCGGCCGCGAGCAGGCCCCACACCAGGTCATCGGGGTGGCGCGCGACGAGCTCGCCCTGCATGGCGAACACGTTCGAATAGATGCCCAGCTTGTCGTCTTCGATCGCATCGCGCTTGACCGCGATCGTGTTCTCCCACTTCTTGTTGCGCAGCTGCGCAGCGGTGGCCTCGAGGTTGTTGTAGACGCGCTGGCCGACCCACTCGCGCATGCCGGGCAGGTCTTTCATCCAGCCGTAGTTCTCGGCATCCGACGTGCTGGGGATCAGCATGGCCACCTGGTTCCAGGTGGGCGCCACGGTGCCGAAGCCGCGCAGGAAGGCCGCGTTGAAACCCTGGGCCAGGGCGGTGAGGTTTTGCGGGGTGATCAACATGTGTGCTGCTCCTGTTACAGGCCGAGGCCGATCTGGACCCACACGCCGTCAGCATCGACAGCGGCGATTTTTCCGGCGCGCGAACGGGCGCTCGATCCGTTGGTTTTGGCGACGGTCTGGTCATCGACGATCCAGCAGTCGGCGCCCACATCGGCCTGGGCGATCAAGTCACCGGCCGAGCTGTTGCCAAACTTGAAGATGCCGCGCCGGACTTCGACCACGGCCGAGCCGGCCGCCACGGCGGTGGCGGTGCTTTCGGCACGCCCGACGGCGATCAGCGCGGTGGCGACGCGGCCGGGGGCTGCATAGCCGGCATCGAGCACCACCAGACTGCCCTGGTGGACGGTGGTGTTGGCCTTGACCGGGAAGGCGAAGATCTCGCCGTGCTTCAGCGGGGTGTTACGGGCTTGGGTGAGTGCGGCCATGGCTTAGGCTCCCATCTTGGCTTTGGTGAACTCGTCGGCCGACAGCCCCAGGGCGCGGCACACGGCCAGCTGGGCATCGGTCTGCGCGTTGCCGTCGGCACCACCCGGGGCGGCACCACCGGTCTGAGTGCCGGCGAGCGCGGCGATCGGGTGAGCGGTGGCCACAAACTGCTTGAGTGCGGCGAGGTTGCTCTTGCCGAGATCGGTCGCCCAGTCTTTTTGGGCGGGCAGCAGCTTTCCGGCCGACAGCGCAGCCTCGACCACTTCGTCGACTTCGCGGCTGTTGAGCCGGTCAGAGAGCGCGGCAAGGTTCGATTGCAAGCCCTGCACCACCGCGATCGGCACGAACTTGGCCGGATCGGGCGTGGCGGCAGACAAGGCTGCGAGTTGCGATTGCGCCTGGTCGGCGCGGGTCTTGAGCGCGGCGACACCGGCCAGGGCGTCGCCCTCGGTGGTGTCGGCGGGCAGGCCGAGCGCTGCGAGCAGCGCCTTGAGCGTTTCGTTCACGGCAGGGGTCTCCTGGCTGGGGTGGGGGTGGCCGGAATGGCCAGTGGGAAAAGCAGCCGACGCCCGCGCAGACAGCGCGGCCAGCATCGGCTCGTCGATTGCAGGGGTGTTGGTGAGCGCAACATGGGCAAGGTCAAGCACCTCGCCGGTGTCGGGGTCATACGGAAACACCGGGGACAGATAGCGGTACTTGTCGGCCGCGATCATCTGCGCGGCCTCGGCCGTCCAGGTCACGGCGCCATACAGACCGGGCTCGTCGCCATCGGCCACAAAGCTCAGCGAGCGCGGATCGATCCAGCCCGAGGCCGGCACCGGCAAGCCGTTGTCGGCGGCGCGCAGCGCCTGGTGCTCGAAGTCGATCAGGATGTCGGCCGTGCGGGTCGCGTTGGCGGCGATCACCCGGCGCGCGCCTTCGGCACTCAAGCGCCACGGCCCACGGCCCGCCATCGCGCCGCGGGGGGCGTCGAACTGCCCGGCGGGAATCAGCCGGATGCGCGCATCACCGGCACGCACCCGCAGCGCGCAGGCGGCGAGGGGGTGAGGGTCTTGCGGGTGACGGTGGGGTGTTTTGTGTGGCATGCCGACGATGTTCGTCGGCTGGGGGGCGTGATCGGAAGGTGAAGCGGTTCGGAGGGTGGGTTATTGCGCGCCAGGCCAAGGGGGGATGCCTGCGGCGAGGGCTGCGCAGGCGAGGGCGGTGCGGGTGTCGGGCTGCATCGGCGCGCCGTCGCGGAACGATGCGCCGCGCTCCCATTGCTGGTAGGTGCTGAGGCTGACGCCGAGTGATTCGGCGGCGGCGCGCTGGGTCATGGCCATGTGCGCGCGCCAGGCGGCGAGGTCAGTGGGGGTCATTGCTGTCTCGGCTCAGCCTGCCCGCTTCGTAGCCGGCCGAATACGCAGTGCGCAGCAGCTCGCGCAGCTGCTCGGGCGTCATCGCCTGCACGCCAGGCGCCGGCCAGCGGTAGCTAGCCAGGTGGGCGTCTGCCGCCGCGTGCATGGCGCGGCGCCAGTTGCGGTTCGGGTGGTTATTCGCACCCACTCACGCACTCAACGAAACCGACATACTCGCAAAGCCGCACCACCTCATCTATTACGTCTTGGTTTTGACCATCCTGCACAACCGGCACCGCCTCACTGCCATTGATATCGGCCCGATAAACATCGTAGCCGGTCGCTGTCGTGTTCGGGTTGCTGTTGCGCTCGACATAGCTGCGCCCTTGCTCGCCGATGCTCTCGTCGAGAATACGAGCGGCCTCGACGATGCCGTCCGGCGCGCACTGCGCGAAGTCCGCGCTGTCTCCGAAGATGTAGCCGGAATTGTTGTCGATCAGAATGTAGCGTGCCATTTTGCTGCCCCTGCCCCTGATCCCGCGAGGCGCCGGATGCGCGTTGTGCGCTGCTCCATGACTGCTATTCTACACGACTTGATAATCAAGTCAAGCGGTTTTAACTGCCCAAACTCTTGATTATTGCCCCGCTCAAATTATCGCCACCGGCCCGGCGACCCCGTTACCGCCCCGTTACTAGCCGCTAACACCACCTAAGCAATACCGACGGCAGGGCGAGAACACAAAACCGCTCTAAACGCGTTTTAACGCGTCGGCAGTTTTACCGCGCACCCGCCTGGCTGAGGTGGTCGGCGAGAATACCCAGAATGGTCTGCTCGTCAGCATCCGAAACCCCCAAAAACGGCCGCGCCGGGATATCGCCCCATGGAATCGGGGCGCCGCGAGACGTGCGCCCGTACTGGCCCTTCTTGGCGCCGAACTGCTGCGTGCCGGAATAGATGCGGCTGCTGCCGATCTCGACGCCGCCGTCCACCAGCTGGTAGGCGATGCCGCCGGCGAGGATGCCGCTATCGATCAGCGGGCGGCTGCCGCGCTTTGCTGCCAGGGTGGTGGCGGTGTTGGGTGCCCAGGTGCTGCCGTCCGGCGCCTGGCCGGCTGTGAAGCGCTGCTTGGTGGACTCGGTGAGCTCTTCGCCGATCTCGAGCAAGGCCGGGCGCAGGCCGGCGGGGCCGACGGCGGCTTGCAGGCGGCGCAAGGCGTCGATGACCTCGGCGCCGGTGTATTGGATGCTGACTCGGGCGACCATTTTTATAGCCTCGCTTGCAGTAGCTCGATCAACACAGAAAGCAGAAAAGCCCGCGCGAGTTCCTCGGGCAGGCTCTCGGCCTTGGCTTGCGCGAACGCGCGCAGCTCATCGGCCAAGCTCGCCCCGGGCGCATATGCCCAGCCCTTGTCGATACCCACCGGTGCGCCGGTCTTCGGGTTGATGGCGTCAGAGCCGGGTGGCGGCGTGGTGGCGTCGTTTTCACGCGGGGCACGCACGGCCGTGATGCGGCAGCGGCAACCCCAGCCGTTGGGCGGAAAGTGGGTGGCCCAGAACGGGTCATCATGGCGCAGCGTGAGCCCTGAGTCGCCCCAGGCCTTGTGGTGCGGCCGTGGGCGCAGCGCGATGTCACTATGCACGTAGCGCCAGTACGGGCGCACCTTGAGCAGATCGGGGTCGGTGAGCTGGGCGTAGCGGCCGGCGGCGTAACTGGTGCGCAGGTTGGTCTCGAAGATGATGCGGGTGCGCCAGGCCTCGCCCGACTTTGTGTCTTCACCGGTCCAGCCCTTCCAGCCGTGTTTATCGACCGCAGCGCGGAAGTCCTTGCGGAACTCGGCGAGCGTGGTGCCGTCCGCAATGCCCTTCTCAACTGCCACGCGCAGGTCGTTCAGCAAATCGGCCTTGGCTGCGCCGGCCACCACAAAGGCGCGGTCGTGGGCGGCCTCCATGATGTCGTCCCAGCGCTCGGTGGGCAGGTTGAGCTTCTTGCGGAAAAACTCGATCTGCTCGGCGAATGGTTGATGGAGCACGCTGGCGAGCGTGGGCGAGGCGGGCATGTCAGCGGCCGTCCGTTACATCGTCCATGCCCACCAGGGCGGCCAGCGCAAAACCCTGCGCCATGATCTCCACCAGCTGCTCCACCGGCAGGTCGCCATACATGGCCAGCAGCCGCTGCTGGATCTCTGCGGGGCTGGTGCCCTGGGCTGCAAGCTGCTCGACCGTGCCCAGCCAGGCGTCGATCTCGGCCTGTGCCTGGGTGGCCAGCGCGGGCAGGATCTGGTCTGCAGGGTCGGCGGCATCGGGCGCCCCGACCGGGGTTCTGAGCGCAGCCAGCGCGGCCGCACGCCAGCGGGATGTGGTTGCGGCGGTTGTGGCGGGCGCCAGGCCCGGCTCGCGCAGGGCCGGAGGGGTCGCCATTTCCGGCCGGGGAATCGCGAGCACCTGGTCGGCGGCCTCGGGCGCCGGGATGCGCAACTTCTCATGCGCCCAGCTGGCGGGGATCTGCATGCCCACCCCAACCAGCTTGGGCAAGGCCTCGGCATAGGCGGTGATGTCTTCGGCGTCGCCCAGGTCGAACTCCCAGCGCGGGCAGCGGCGATAGCTCTCGATTCCGCCACCGTTGAGCACCAGCAGCGGATACACCAGGTCACGGGTGAGCGTGCCGGCAATCTGGCGGGCGTCGGCCTCGCGGATGTCGGCGCGCACCTCGCGGTGCAGGCTGGCCACACCCGAGCCCATGCCGGTGGCCTTGGCCTCGGCGCTGAGCACCTGGCCCAACACCGCCTTGCTTTGCGCGCCCTCGGCCCAGGCGACCATATTCAAGTGGTGGCTGCCCTCGCCCCCGCCGGTGATCTTGTTGATCTCGAGCTCCATGCCGCTGGGCATGATGGCGCGGGCGTCATGCCCCAGCGCGGCCACGGCCCGCATGAGGCTGGATTTTTCATCCGGGGTTGCGCCGCTCATGTACTTGCCCACGATGATCGGCAGGCCGTAGGTCTCGAGGAACTCGGCGAAGTCGCCGATGGCGTAGGCTTTGTACAAAAAGGGCCACAGCACCGCGCGATACAAGCCCATGCGGCCGATGTAGCCGGTCTTCGCCTTGGCGTGCGCGTGCATGATCCAGCCCATGGGGGTGGGCACCGCGCCGTCGCCGCTGCCGTCGTTCAAGCGCAGCTCGCGCCGGGTGGTGTCGGTGCGAAACCAGCTCTGCGGGCGCGGGTGAAACTTGGGAATCCACTCATCGCCCCAGCGCTGCCACTCGAGCTCGATCGGGGCAAACCCGTGGCCGATGCCGTCCATCATGCACAGCAACAAGTCTTCGAGGTCGTCGACCGCATCGCGCAGCAGCGCCTCGACCATGGCGGCGGCCTTCTTCTCGGCCGGGGTGGCGTCGGCCGGCGGCACCAGGCGCCAGTCGAGCCCCACCACCGCACCGCGGCGCTTGTCGAACTCGCAGCGCAGGTGGGCGTCGCGGTCGTACATGTCGTCAAACAGCCGATGCTGCGCGACGATGTCGCCCTGGTCGGCGTCCTTGAGCAGGCGAGCGGCCTTGGCCGGCGTGAGCCCGTCGAGCTGCGACTGCACCAGCTCGTTCTGCAGGGCGGCCACGCGGGCGGTCTGCGGTTCGCGCAACAGGCCGGTGTCGAATTTATTGCCGTGCTGGTCGATGATCTTCAAAACATTCTCCTGCCGTCGTAACCACCAATGTCATCAAAGGCGTCGCTGCGCTTGCCGTGGCGGCCCAGGCTTTGAAAGCCGCCGGTGCCCACCGAAAGGGTGGTGGCGGCCATCCATAGCATTTGCAGCGCGTCCGGGCCGTCGTCGTGGTCGGCCTTGGGGAAGTGGCGCAGCTGCTCGATGAGCGTGGTCTGGCTGGGGTGCAGGCGGATGAGCCCGTTTTTGACATGCGGCTGCAGGCTCTCGATGCGCAGCAGCTTGTCGGTGATCGGCTGCACCCCGCGGGCCGGTACGGGTATGCCCCGGGCCGCGGCGCGCTTGACCAACTCGGAATACAGAAACGCCTGGAACTGCACCGTTTCAATCACCCACAACAGGCAGCGATACTCCGCCTGGTAGGCGATCACGTCTTCGATGATGCGATCGGGCAGGCGCTTGCGAATACCGGCCTCGACCACATCGAGCACGCCGGTTTCGCGGTTGAGCCCGCCCACCAGCAGCGCGGAGGGGTCACGGCTGGCACCGGCTTTGCCCAGCGACGGGTCGCACGCGCCGAAAAACATCCAGTCCGCCAGGCGATTGACCCAGAACTGGATGATGCCGGCGAAGGGCGCGTTATCGCCCGCGACCGGGTCGTTCTGGTACTCAGAGTCGAACGTGTCGTGGCC